ACTTGAGCTGAGATTGTGTTTTGCTTAAGAAGAATTTCTTGTGCGACACGAGTCATTGTCTTAGCGACAACGTCCATGCGGCTCTTTGCAGCGTAACGACGATCAAAGCTTACTGCTGAGTCAAGGCTATATGTAGCAACCTTAAGCTCTGCAGATGTTGGCTGTACTTCTGAAGTTGGCATGCCACCAGCGCGTGTTTGGCTGTAGACTTGCACGTAATCTTCGTCAGCAACGTCGAAATACAGATCCAATGGAATCGAAGGATTGTCATCAGAATTGTATTGTAGAGAAGTAAAGAGATTAGACAAAGCAGGAGCTTGGTTGATAACCTCTACGAGTACTGGGCCGATAAATTCAGCGAGAGCAGTTTGAGCTTCGTAAGCGACATTCCTGTCGCGAGAAGCCATAGCTTTCACTAGTTCGACTTGTTCTGGAGTATTTTTTAAAGTAATTTTCATATTAAATTTTCCTTTCTTTTATCCGATCTTCACGACAATGAATTCACCACCGAATTGATCAGTGAGTCCGCCAGTTGTAGTGACGCGGTTACCAGTTCCAATAACTGTTCCAAATGAAGTTCCATCAGTAGGAGCTACACCAGTAAGTTTTCCTGCATTTGTATTGGACATTTTTACGCCAGAACCAATACCCATTTGGTTATTGTTACTAGCGATTGATCCATCAAAAGCGTTTGCAGAAAGAGTAAAGATACCCTTTGTTGCAACAGGAACTGTTTGTCCAGGAAGAACAGCTTGTAGCTCTTCTTTTTTGGTTGTATTGTAAAGGAGTTTTTCGCCATTCTCGTCTGTCTTCGCGGTTTGATTAAGAGTCAAACCTAAAGGAAGAACACCAGAAGTGGCCGCTGTAACCTGAAGAGGGTTACTTGGATACATGTCTGCATGAGCGAATGGATAATCTGTTTTGCCAAGATAGCTATTTGTTGCATAAGTAATAGTATCTTTGTCAAAGTTTCCATCGCTAATTTTGACAAAAACGCCGTTTGATCCATTTCCGTCACCAGTAGTGGATTCTAAAGCGGCATCGCCTAGAGCAAAGAGGTTTACAACGTCTTGCTCATCATACTGTCTAAATGGTAGTAATCTAAGTGCCATAATTTTTTATAAGTTAAATTTAGTTAGTTTGTTTTTATCCGAGGATATTTTCACGACTGAAAGCAGCTGCGAATTTATCTTTGAAAGTTTTAGCTGAAGCTTGAGCTTCATTGTTATTAGGAATTTCAACGTCTGTTGCTTCTGCATTTTGTAAAGCTTCTTCGACATCAACTTCTACTTCTGGAGCTTCAGAAGCTTCAGATGTTTCAGATGTTTCAGATGAAAGTCGTTTTTCTACTTCGGCATCAATCTTAGCTTTGATTTCTTCTTCAATTTTTGCTTTAGCTTCTTTACTTTTTGAAGCCCAGAATACTTCCAATTCGCTTTTAAAAGCTGCGAAAGATTCTTCTGCTTCGTCGATACCTTTAATTTTTTCTGCAATGAATGCGCTGTCGCTTTCTTCCAGTTCATAAAGAGAATCGATCTCTTCCATGCGAGCGTTGAAACGAGCCACTGCTTCTTCAGCAAGTTTTGCCGCTTCAAACTCTGCGAGACGTTCGTTAGCAGATTTAAGCTCTTCCTTAACTGAATCTACGGAAGCCAGAAGTTCCTCTTTCGCGGCAGCGATTTCGGCTTTTTCTTTTTCCGCAGTTTCGAGAGAAGACTTGTATTCTGCGTCTTTTTCTTTAATGGCTTCGGCAAAAGTCGAAGTCATGCCAGCGATTGCTTCTTGTGAGAATTTCTTCTCTACAAGAGAATCTTTTAATTCTGTAAGTAGGTTTTCTAGTTCCATAGGTTTTTTATTGTTTACAGTGTTTTTTATATTTTGTGAAATTTTAGCGGCAATTTTTTCTAAATGCACCGACTGCTCTTTGTTATTGTTTAAAATTATTGAAGCTTTTTGTTCTTCATTTTTAATTTCTATACCGCCTTCTTCTGAAGAAATAACGCCTTTTACGTTAGCGGCTGGCTTCATTGTAAAACCTATACCCAAAGGATATACATCTCCGACAATCAAACGATGAATTGGGGTTCCATCTTGCATAACCCCCTTACCGCCAAAGCCTCTAAGCATTCCTTTCATTTCCATAATTTGTTTTGGATCTGAAATTATTTCTGCGTCTTTTAAATTTTTACTGCCTACAGCAATTTTGTATTCACTAAATCCAACTTCCCAACTCGCAGAAACCATGTTATGCTTTTTACTTTTTGGATCAGTGCTATTTTTTAAAGTTTGAAAAAAGTCTTTATCTACAGTTTTGTAAACTACCGCTCCTAATGCGATATTAAAAGGATCTTCTTTATCCTCATCAACATTAATTAAAATAGTGCTATCTGAATAATCGCTAAATGCAGCGCTCACAATATGACCAACAACTTTCTTTTTATTATGTTCTATATTAGTTGGTTTATGAACAAACTGTTGAACGGAATCAATGGCAGTCTTAGTGCTCATTCCATCCCCATTTCTGTTAAACTCGTTTACGACCGCGGCATTAAATGCAACACCCATAAGGTCTACATTTTTATCCAAGTCTACCGAAGTTGGAATTAAAGATCTTAAGTTTTCTAAATTTGCATTTGAAATATTTATTCCACCTATTTCTTCGCAAGCAGATATCTCAAAATCAAAAGTTGTAGTATATTTATGCATCCTTTTTAGGATTTTTTACAACTTTCATGTCATCTTGTGGAGCGACCTCTTCTTTTTTTTGATCATCCTTTGAAAGAAGTTTGGCTTCTGCCTCTTCCTCCTCTTCTTTTGAAAGTTTGCCATCTTTTTTCATCTTTTTGAGGATAGCTTTTTGCAAAGCTGGTGGTAGCTTTTTTTGTTTTTCTGTTAATCCACCTTTGCCAACTTCGTTCATCATCGCTCTCATCTTATCATACTGCATGCCACAAGCTTTCATTGTTTGATCCTTGTCCATTTTACTTGTGTCAACAAGCACCTTGTCATCCATAGCGCAAACGCTCATATATGATTTGTACATAGCCTCTTCTGACTCTTTGTATTTTTTAGCAATAGAGATTTCAATATTGCCGTCTGAACGCTCAATATTCGCTACTAGTGGATTTTTAATTTCTTTCATTTGAATGATATAAGATTGCTGATGGATATAATTGTAATTTGTGATCGTTAGAGATATTGATAACGCCGTCTAATGTACCTAATTTTTCTATAACGTTAAAATCATTTACACAAGAAATGATCTGATCGGACCAATTTTCTTTTTCCGTAGAGCACACAACGGATTCACATAAATTATCCACCATTTTTTCTTGTTCTTTTGAGAATCCTTTTTTACCAACTTTTAGTTTATTCTTAAGTTTTGCAAAAGCTGTATTTCTTAAATTTTCTATCTCATATATAGTGCTTTGAATATCAGCTCTAGAGAATTGATCTTTTGAACCTTCTGGTCGTCCAGGCATACCATTGGTTGGTTTTTGTTCAGGAGATTTTTCCGCTTCTTGCGCGCCTTCATCTATCATAGGTATCCCGCCAACAATTGGATTAAAGTAACCCTTTTCTCTTTGTTCTACAAATTTTTGTTGTGCATTTTCTAATTCCCCTGCATTTGGGAATCTGCCAGTATGGAATAAATTCATTCCTTGTTCTGCAGAAATAATTCCTAACTCCATTAGTCTAGTCGCTACTCTCATTAATTGCGTTTCGTCTCTTAGATCAATGTCTTTAAATTTTGCAGTGGGGTAAGATCTAAATCCTAAATCTTTTGATATTCTTTGTATTTCTGGCTGTAAAAAATCATTTACAAAAGCTTCCCTTGCGTCTTTAAGCCTATCTAAAAACACCCTCGCTTTAACTTCTGTGCCGTTGTATTTGTCGTCGCTTACAACTATATTTTGAAGCCCTTCTTTAATGTCTTGATTAATTACTTCGTATTTAGAAGAACCAACTACCTTGTTGATATCTGGTATGATAAAATCAGCTTTAGTTGTATAGTCTGAAACAAGAACTCTTCCTACCGATTCGTTTTGAAAAAGTTGTTGCATTGCTCTTACATTGTTATGATTAATACCGCCCTTTTCTGGTTCAGCGCCCATTGTAATCATGAGTATAACATTTTCGACTGTTCTCATAATAGCCTGATCCATTTTCTTCATTTCCATTTTTGCATTTATATCCTCAAGCACAGGATACCCAAATGGGATAGCAAATGGTTCATAATCTTGCTTTTTGTAAAAACTATAAGCCAATCTTGAATTGTCCAGACTAATTTGTAGCCCATCTTTAAAGAAAGCGCCATCTTTAATTAATTTTTGATCTTTTGGATCTAACGCTTCGAAGACTGCTTTATCATAATCATTTTTTGGATTAGCAAGTCTTTCCATGTCAAACTCAGAAAGTATTTTTGCATATGCTCCTCCTTTTGTATTGAATACCGTACTTCTTTTTGCTACAATTTCAAAAGGATTTAAAATAATATACTTTAATGGAAATTTATTTGTTGAGGGGGCTTCAGATATATTCTGTGCAAATTTTTTATAATCTTCTAAATTAAATTTACCATCAATACGGTACATAAAAATATTTCCACTTCTATAATACTCTCTAAAGTATTGATCTTTAAGATCCCATAACTTTATTCTTTTAAAAAGTTTTTCAAAAAAACTTCTAGACTTTGCATTACCACCTTCAAGGTATATTTCTGCATTTGCAAACTCAGACATCATGTCTACTGTGTTTCTAAATATAGGAACATTTGCATATGCTTTTTGACACAACTCAATCGCTTCTCTAACATTAATTCCATCGGATGAAATTTCATAAGGGAGTAACCCTCCTCTTATTTGAGAAAAACGATTGAGGGGGCGCGTAACCGAAGATCGATTTATACGTGATGATGTTCTTGTGTTTTGGCTTGTCGTTGATGAACCCGATCTTTGGTACGAACCCTCAGAAACGTGGTATGCTTCCCCAGCTGTAGCTGGCTCAAACTCTTCTAAATTTTCAGATTGCTGTGCAATCGCAATTTTTTTAAACTTATCCCAATAATCAGATTTTTTTGTATACTTTCTCTTGGCCATATTTTATTATAAAGTTAATTACACTTTTAAAAGTAACTTTTTCAACTTTTTATAAAAACATTGGGGTAAACCCTTGGTTATTATCTTGTGGCACATCCATCATATCGTAATATATATTCATACCCCAATTAGCCAACACTAAAGCTGAGTAGGAGTCTTTTCTTGCTTTGTCTACTCCTTTTTGCCTTTTCAAGTTTGACGGTAAATCAAAACTCTGAGTGCCTCCAGCTGAACTGGATACTTGGATTAGTGCGCATTCTGCCTTGGTCAAATCAATCATATCTTTTTGATGTTCTATAAATTCAATCATTTTTGCACCCACATTTTTTTCATCTTCATATTTGGAAAATTTTAAATCTCTAATTGGAATTTTTTTGGATTTTTGTATAGAATAATTATCATCCATTGCGCTAGCAGCAAAATATATTTTTTTTCTGTCAAAGGCTGTTTGTAACATTTCGTTCGCATTTCTTATCCATACTGACAAGGGTTTTCTTAAATGGCATATGACTTTACTTTGCAAGTTATACTTTCTTCTCGCTTCCTTAAGATCTTGGACATAATCATGTGGGTTATTAAAGTTTCCTTCAAATACGCCTATATCTAATCCCTCTTTTTTAAATATATCGCTTTCGTTGCATGAGTTTATAAATTGAACTCCTCCATTGTAGTCCCCTACAATCATAATAATATTAAAACTATCTAATAAATATTTAAAATAATTTATATGCTTTTTTAAATTTGTCCCTGGAAGTGCGTAGCTATGCACAAGTACGCCCTTTTTTTCTTCTGGTAAAAGTTTTATGACTTGCATAGCGAAATCGTCAGATGCCTCAGACTCAGACCAAGATGGGTCAAAAGCCAGTATATATTCCGCTCCTACTTCGCCAGCCACCTCCACACATGGAGATTCTCCATCTTCAATAGTGCATTCGGCCATTTTACTAATTTTAAAATAACCAGCGCTATCGTCAGTAAATTGTGCATTAAATTCTCTGTCAATCTGAGATTGACTCATTGAACCTTTGGCTTGAGAAATCAAATTCTCATCATACAAAGCCTTTGGTGCACAATCGTAGCTAAATTGCATAATACATCTTCTACCTTTATTTTTAGCCCCAGGATTAAAAATCATATTTTCATAAGCTTGATACATTTTGTACAAATACTCGAATTTGTAAGACGCTGATGACAGACCAATCATTTTATTAGAAGGCCACTCCGTTCTCTCATCCTCTGTCATTTTACCAGCCTTGATCATCGCATCTTCTGCATCTTTAATTTTTTGTCTTTCTGTTGGGTTTTCTACAACAGCTAGGAATGGCATAATAACTTCGTTTAAAACCTTCTCTGGCATAAGAAGAAGCTCGTCAATAATAATACGTTGGAAACGAAAACCACGAAGCTTTTCTCCGTCGCCTAGCGGCAAAGCAGTAATGCGGCTCTTACCAATCTGCATAGACCATTCATCATTAGACTTGCTTACTTTACCTATGCATTGTCTAAACAACTCGGCTTTAGAATCTTGTGATATATCTTCTATCTTTCTAAAAATCATCTTAGACTGCCTAAATGATTTTGATATAATTCCAATGTGAACGCCCTGATTCATCATTGCATCTATTAAAGCAAAGATTCCAGTAGAAAAGGATTTAGACATACCACGAGACCAGATACCTAAAAAATAGTCGTTTTCCATCATGGCTTTGACTGCCATATGTTGAAAAGGAAAAAGCTCAATACCAGTTAGCAATTCCGTAGTAAACGTTACATTTTCTTTTAAAAATTTATATAACCAAACTTTAGCTTTCGTATCTTCAAGATAACCATCAAGTTCTAATACCTGCTCATTAATATTTTCTTTTTTTAAAAGTTTTTGATTTCCTAATTCCCAGCTCACTTTTCCTCCTTATCTATAAAGTATTGGACATCAACATTCCATAATTTTTTGCCTAAGCATAAAAGTTTTGGTATTATTTCTTCACTGTGTTTTCTGCTGTTTGTGAATACAAACTGACAATGCCCTGCAAACTCATGTTGTATAGATATTAAGTTAGAAAACACCCATTTTAATTTTGTTGATATTTTTTTGCCCTTTAAGTAAAATGCTTCGCTTTCAATGCTCTTGATTGATTTTTCAACAACTATATACATATAACTATCTAGTTCGACACATCTCCTCATTTCTTTCCTAAATCTGTCTGCTTGTGCGCCAAAAGTCGAAATAAAATCCGAAGACCCTTTTCTGTCTACAAATGTGTTAGAAAAATTATCACCACTTAAAGTATAGTCTCCAAAATCTAGTTTTAATGTTTTAGACTTTTTAAAATTTAAAGGTATTTGTTCTCTTGTATCAATTAGAACTTCAACATCAAAATTATTATTAAATTCTTTAGGCATGCCTTTGTAAAAAATAGGTTCTTTATCCATTGCTTTGCAAGCTTCCGTGTAAGTTCCAAAATGTTTTTTGTAAATGTCTAAATCGGGTAATTGACGTTTTAATAACTCTATATAAAAAGGCGCATTTTTATATTTTTTCTTATCTATACGTCTTTTTGCTAATTCTATAATATAATCTTTTACCTCTTTTTGAGGCGCAGTTTCACACCATTTTACTAGTTGTTTGCGATTAAAAAAATCATTATTAAAATAGTCTTCTTTGTTTTTGAACGGTAACAAAGTGTTGTTTAATTTATTATATCTTGGATAGTGTTTTACATAGTAATCCGCCATATACATTTTATGTGTTCTTAAATGTACATGAAGACCTTTTTCTGTTTCAAACTCTGCTCCACATTCTTTACATTTATAAGACATCTTCAATACCAATACCTAAAACACGAGCTTTCCAGGACGCCATGCCCTCAAGTTTTTGCGCCTCCTGCTTTATTACTTGCTTTTGCATCTCTGCAATCCGAACCATATTTTTTCTTTCTTCTTCTTCTTGAAATAATTGTACTATAGCAAGAAACGACGCTGTCTCCTTTTGTTTGTTTGCTAAGCGCGCACCCCTATCACCTTGCAATTTCTTTGTTAAATTTTCTATTCGGCTTTCACATTGGTGGTACTCAGAGCTTTTTGCTTTTATAATTTCTGCTAATCTTATACTCATTTCATCTTGATCGTCAGCAGATTCAAACATATCATTGAGTTTTTGCAGATGAGAGGTAATGAGTTCTAAATTAATAATTTCCTTACACACATTCATGTACAAATTTAATTCGTCTGGCGTGAGATCTGGTTTGTCCCAAGTTAATCTTATGAATTCCTGTTCAAACAATTCTTTATCCCTTGTGTTAATGTAATTATTTACGATAGCCACAAATCTAGAATTATTTAAATTTATTCTTAATTTATCACAGCAATGTTTTTGATTGCGAGACATTCTGCTTTCTTCCAACCCATAACCTGTTGAATCATTAATTTTTTTTATTATTCTTGACAACGCTTGAGGGGCTACGTAGCTTTCATTTTGATCTTGAGGTTCTTGATCTTCTTTTTGACTTAGAATAGAATTTACAGCCCTCCATTCATTGCTTAACCTTTTTACTGTTTTGTTAAAAAGTATATCTGCTATTTCAGAGGTATTCATCCCGTCCTCTGCCATTTCTATCACTCTTTCAACTTGATCAACATCTAAATTTATTTCTTTGGCTTTTTCATGTTTGGTAGTTTTTACTTTTAATCCATTTTTAGCAAGAAACTGAATAACCATTCTACCTTGTTTGGACCTACCATCTAATTTATTATCATTAAAAATTTTTCTTGTTATATTTATAATGTTTGGATCACTTCTGAATTCATTTATGATTTGATCCTTTTGTTCTTGTGTCAACTCGTTCATATAACGTCCTCCTCTTCAATTATTTTTTTTGCCTTTTCTTGAAAAAGTAGTTTTAAGTTTTTGATTTGTTTATATCCAGCAGATCGTTTTTTTTCGCTACTTTTAAATCCCAAAAACTTAGCTACATCTTTCTCTGGTTTGTTTTCTATAAATAACATTTCAAAAGCTGTAAAATGTCTATTATTTAATTGCATTTTCATTTTTAATTTTAACTTTTGTGTTGATGCATCTAAATCTACAAAATTATCTTTTCTGTGAGCTACTTCATCTATATGATTTTCCATAGGCACAGCTAATTTTATATCATAAGCTGATTTTTTCTTCTGACGCCATTTTTGACATACTGGACATGTTAATTCATCATGATCGCTGTAATGTTTTTCTGTACATGGATTAGCAAAATTTCCATAATGATTTCTTAATAAATTTTTAAATTGATTACCCACTACTCTGCTTAACCACGGCTCTATAGGTTTGCTTTGGTCCCAAAGATGCCACTTTTTAAAAATGTGGGTCATTATGACCTGCTTAATGTCGTCATAGTCAATATAAGTGACTGCATCTAAATGCCATTTAGTACGTTTTCTTTCCAGAGCGGCATCGATTTGATCGATCTTGTCTTCAAAAGAATACATTATATCTCGCTTATATCTCTTCTTTTAACAATTCTTTTTTTAGGGGGCTGAATTCCAGCTAAAGACCCCATTGTTTGTTGAGCATTATATCCAAAATCCTCTATCTCAAATTCTAGTTTTGATATTCGTGGGATACTTTCAGAATTTGTAAACCCATCTTCAATCTCAACTGATTTTTTTGGAACGTTTTTTACAGGCTTTTCGACAGAAGCTGTCGCTGCCGCTTTTTCTCCACCACCTATTTTTGCCCCACATTGTGGACAAAAGTTTGGTACATTAAACTTGTATTCAAGTTTGTGACCACATTCAAAACAAAACTTAACCATGATTAATAATAAAATTAAATATAATTTTTTAAATTTCTTTATCTAATTTAGAGACAATAAATTTTAAAATTTCACTTCTTTTTATATCTTCTACACCAAAACTTGTACAGAACACTCCGTTTTCTTTAGACTCATCATCATCAAACGCTTTAAATATTTTAGAAAAACCACTATGACGAATATCACTTTGCATCATGTCACCACAAATTATTATCTTTGAGTTTTCTGCTATTCTAGTCAAAACAGTCATAAGTTCATTAAATGTAAAATTTTGAGCTTCATCTATTATAACTATTGTGTCGTTCCAATTAGCGCCACGAACAAAATTAACTGGCACGCAATCAAATTGCTTTCTTTCTTTGAGCATTTTTATATCTGCTACATTTAACATCTCGTCAAGTTTGTCGTAAAATGGAGAAGCAAAAACCCCAAACTTTTCCTCAATAGATCCAGGCAAAGAACCTATGCTCCTATCAGCGCTTTCTGCGATACTTCTAATGTACAAAATATCTTTTTCTAAACCTGAATCTATCATCATCTGCAACGCAGAATAAACAGCCATATATGTCTTTGCCGTACCTGCTGGGCCAGCAAGAAACATTAGTTTGCTATCAGGATTAATAGCAGTCTTTAAAAAATTTACTTGATTCTCAGAAAAATTAAATAATCTTTTTTTGAATCTAATTTTTTGACTCAATTGATTGAATTCTAATTTTGACATTTTTAACTATTACTTTAAAAGTTCTGTAATAGTTATAGATCCCCTTGCTAAGTCGCCACCCTGTATAGAAATATTTTCTGCTGTAATTCTTCCGTCGACTACGACTTCTAAAATTCCACTGCTATTAGAATCTTTAACTGTCCCAGTTATCGGTCCAGGATTCGAGCCAGTTAATGGAACTAAATTAACAATATTATCACCCTGTATTTGTAAAGTTTGTTCCTCGCTTAATACTTCTACTACGCTTGGATTATAACTGCCAAGAGTATAAACGGGTAACCTGTTAATAGAATACTGATATTGCAAACTTTCAATTGTTTCTAAACTATTTAAATCTCCTGTTTGCACTGTTGAATAAGCTCCATGACCATATTTTGAAAAATCAAGATCGTCTACTACGTCATTGTTGCCCACACTAGCAATTGATCCTCCAGTAGTGGATATAGTCAAAGGATTATATATGGCAAAATCTGCCTGAACTAGAACGGGTTGATAAGCGGCTAAAGTAAAAGAGTAAGATGTTAAAAAAGCTCCACTGCCAGAAATACCATTAGCTGAGTCTCCAATTCTAAAAGTTGCTCCAATATTTCCAACATCTCCAGTAAAGCCAGTAACATTAAACTCTCCTGTCTCTACGTAAGCGGTAAAAGATAAAGAAGCGTTGGGCGGTCCAGATAAATTAAAATTATCTTTTGTTGGCTTTTTTCCAAGTGTTCTAACAGCTGATAAATTAGGCGTATAATTTAATTGAAGTTGCTGACAGATAACACCTTTGTTACCACCATCTGCCTCTGTAGGAAAATCTACTCCGTCTGCACTTGTTCCAAAATATAGTGGAACGTCCTTATATGAGATATACGCCATAATCTTTATTACACTTTTTTATAACCTCTGTAAGAAAAATTAGCAATAATAGTATCGCCAACTCCTGCCGTTATATCTTCAGATATCAAAGACGCGTTGTTTACTTCAAATGTATTTAGTATACCAGAGTTTCCGCTAATTTGTAATTTTATATCTCTTGATCTATTTTTTGATCCGCTTAGAAAAGAAAATGTTTCCTCAAATTCGTAATCTTCAACTTCTATAGATATTGATGCCTCACAAATAATTGGGCCTACAATTGAAATGTGAGAGGGTGTACTTTGTCCTACGCCATAAATTGGTTGCGCGTTAAACGTCTCTGAAAAGTTAAATGATTGTATTGGATTAGTAATACCCTTATCATATGTAATAATTAGTTTTTCTTGATTAACTGTTTCGAAAGTATTGTCATTTGATGCTGTAGATTTTATTGAAGTTTCTGCACCACTTATACTCCCGTATATCGATAGATCAAAAGAAATCTGAGGTATTTGTCCAATAGATGCCGAAACTGCGTATGCATTTAAAACACCCTGAGAAAAATTTGCTAGGTTGTCCCCATATTCAAACTGCCCCGATATATTAGTTAAACCAGTTAGGCCAGTAATAAAATCTTGATTTAATAAAATTTTATCAATGGCTGATGTGACAACAGTTGGCCCATTTATTGTTGTGCCGCCAAAATCATTCCCTAAGTAAGAAACAACTTGTTCTTGCACATTTTGGGAAAATGATACACTTTGGATGCCAGAGAGCAGAGTCTCGTTAACAACTATATGCTCTTCATGTGATCCCTTTAATGCCATGTTTTATATTACACTTTTTTCTCTTTTTATTTTTTTGTGTGTAACACCTGCTACATTGCTCTGCATAGTCGCGGTGGTGTTTTTTTGTGTACGGCTCGTCAATAAAATTTAAGCCCTAGAATCTAAATCAAGGTTTTAGGGCTTTTTATTTCATTGGTGAATTTAGTGAAATTTACTCCATCATAAGAGTGAGAAATATTAAATTTTAAAAGTGCATCCCAGTTAAACATTACTGTTTTAAAATAAAGAGCTTTTACTTTGTCAGGGATTGATTTGTTTTTATCTTTTACAATTTTGTGTAACTTGCGAAGTGTGTATATTCTGATTGCTTTTTGAAAATCTCCTAGAACCAAACCAGTTTTTTTTGAATAATGTGGAAATTCTGTTTTTATAAAAATATTATTTTTAAAAAAATCATAAACTTCAACTGTTCTCCCGTCTAGCTCCTTCAGAGTAATTCTATTTCCAAAATAACCTTTCCAATCTCGAGGGCCTTGATAGTTTTCTAGACCTACATCTATATCACTTTCAGGAGTCATTTTTAAAGTAAAAGTAAAATCAAGATCATCTATTCTACACGAGTGCCCCCATACATCTAGCACGGAACCAAAAATATAACAATCCTCAACTGAAAGCAAAGAATTTAAACGCTGATGCAAAGAATCGCTATTAGGAAGATTTAGCGGCAAATCCATTAATTGTAATTTTAACTATCAAAATCGTAGAATTGAACAGTTCCATTAATTGCTGTGACTTCATTAGTAGAATATTGTGTATCCATAGATACATCGTATGCAGTTAGATCTCCATAAGGAGTACTAATTGTGCCTAGCGATGTTGGAGTTAGACCTTCGTCCTTGTGATGATTATAATTCAATCTGGCTGAGTTAAATAAAAAACTTCCAGCATCACCGTCAAAAGGATCGTTTGTAGTAAAAAGATCCGAAGTAGTAGGCAAATTTGTTAAAACAAATCTATGGTAACCATCATCTACTAAAATAGTTACTGAAGCGGTATCATCGTCAAACCATTCCACTGCCATGTACAACTCAAAATAGAAGTAGCCTGGACTGCCACTATTTACGCCTCCAACTCCCCCAGTTTGAGGAGTAGCAAGTTCTATTTGATGGTTATGATGAAGAAACTGTCCATCTGCCATCTCCAACTGTTCTTTAGAATGTAAATTGGCTCTATCTTTGGGCGCTCCATCATAAAAACGCATCGCACCATCAGTGTATCGTATTGGCTGGTCATGACCGCTTATTATATCAAACTGTAAATGTAGTGAACTGATATATTGATCTCCGTCGTACGTATTTCTTAAAGTAAGCGTTAGGTCTATATCTTCTAAAAGCCAATACCAAGCCATACACTCTTTTAAAGTTAGGACTGTAGTTGGTCTATTTCTTACTTCTGTAGGTTTTTTTGCTTTAGGAAACGTTAATCCGTTTGCTGCTCCTAGCGCTTTAAATTTTTCTGCAGTTGACATATATCACTATCTTACACGAAATTGAGAAATATTCTAATTTATTTGTGTAATTAAAACTAAATGGCAACAATTAAAATATCAGAACTTAAAAGATTTACGGAAGTTGAAAGCGGCGATTTTGCAATAATTATCAACACTGGAACAAGGACACCTAAAAAAATTGCAATTGAAGATTTAGTTAATTTTGGTGGTGGCGCTATATTTTCTAGATTTAAATTCAATAAACAAGATTTAAAAGATTGCACTGACACAGTATCTGTTTCTGGTCAAACTGGGGATTCATTAGAAAGTTCCGTTTACAGTACTCCAGCAACTATACGATTTACTGGATTTACTGGCGCGGCTAACACTGGTTTTAATACTACATATACTTTATCTGGTATTCAAAATGATCATCTTGCGTGGTCTTCTGGAGATTTTTCTATTACTAGATCAGGATCTGGAGCTTATTGGAATTTAAATAGTGGATCTAGTGGATTTTTTCAATTTTCTAGCGGTCTCACTTATCCAAATTTTGGCCCAATATTTAATTCGAATTCAGGAGATAGAAATTTATTAGATGGCACGGGAGGAACTGGAGTAACCGAATCGGGACTTGTTTCTTTGCAAAGTAAAACAGGAGACACCCCCATATTTTTTAGTAATATATCTAATCCTGTAACTGGGCTTTTTCAATCAGATAATAATCTTCCAATTCAAAATTCTGAATCAGCAAATATTAACTTCTTATATAATACAGGTTTTTTTCCAAGTTCAGGTTCTGGCAATTTAAATTTTAATCAATCAAATTCGAGCGTTTCCTCTGGACAATCAATTCCTACAACCTCTATTTCTGGAAGCGGCACAGCTCAAACTATATTTACAATGGGGGTAACTGGTTTTACGATCAATAAAATAATTGAGTCAGGAAGCGGAGATTTAGGAAATTTTAGTTTTAACAATACTTTTAATCAAAACTTTTCGATAACCAATACTTCGATAGTTACTGGAGTTGTAGTTAATGATTCAGTTGATTTGCAAAATACTAAGCCACAAGTTAGGTATAGAAGTTTGGATATAGATAATGATGGATTAGCATCAACTGGTGATATGACTTTATTAAAAAGATATCTTGCTGGTACTACTGGAACTGGTTTAGTTAGTGGCATATCTTTTAACACTGGCACAACTGGAGAAATTACTGGACTCAGAAGTGGTTTCGCAGACATACAAAGCTTTATTCAAAGCGGTATAGATCTTAATGGTTATGATGTAAATGAAGATGGCTCTGTTGGATCAGATGATTTTACGCTTATATTTAATTTTGCATCTGGTTCTGGAGTTCCAATTACAGGAAGAAATGGAATGAAAGCAATTCAATTACAATCTAATATGCAAGCCATGTTTAATATCTAATGCCTATAATTTATGACATAGAAACAATATCTACAGGAGAATTTGATCCCAGTACAAATCAAATTCTAATGCTTGATGTTAGTGATACCACCATGTCATCGAGTGGATCAAATAGATTTGCTAATCTATTAACTTTTACTGGAACACAAGAACTTGGAGTAGAAACTAATCCTGTTAATTTTTCTTTCGACGCTGAAATTAATATAAACAATTTTACAGGTGGAACTTTACAGGTTTTTAAAAGAGATGGATCTCTTTTTCCCTTTACTTCATCAGCAGGAACTTCTAAAAATGTTGTTACACCTTTTTTCACAGAATTAGAGGCGTCTCGAATACATAGCGGATTTGTTCAAGGAGAAGCTCTGGACAAAACAAATCGTAGTTCAGGTTCGGGTCTTTCTTTTGTAAGATTTTCTGGAGACGATTTTGTTTTTGAAAGAGCTATAAATCCATTTCATTATAAAAGCGGAGCATATAATTTACAATTTTCAAACTTATCAAGTCTACAAGCTCATTTAATAGATTCTTTATATGAAACTGGAGAGGCCCGTGGCGCCGACGTGTTAACATATGATCTTGCAGAAGAATCTGCTAACACAAAGATTAATGGATTTTTTAAAGCTGGTGGATTTATATTTGATTCTAGATTGAATCCGTTTGGTCAAAATTTTGATATAAATTTATCTTTTCCAAAACGATTTTCTGCAATTACTTCAGGTGATAGGGGTCACGCAGCTAATTTATTTACTGCTCCTGTTTTCTCTAATTATACAAGCACTGGTCGCGCTGGTGATTATTATAATTATTTAGTAAATACTTTAAGCAGTGGTATATCTCAAAATAATTCATTTATAAATTCAGAAATCGCTAAGATAATAAAACCCGCTACTTTTGGAAGTATTTCTGCCCTCAATGGAAGTTACGTATCCCCCTTTCGCGTTACATCAGGTCTCGAATACGC